AGCGCAGAGGTTTCGCCCCTGACGGCCACCGCAAAGTATCCCGGGGTTCGGGGCAACGATATCTCCATCGTCATTACCGAGCTGACTGACCCGGAGGATGCTTTCTCAGTGTCCACGGTGGTGGGCGGGGAGATTGTGGACCAGCAGACCGCAAAGACGGTGGAGGAGCTATCCGCCAACGACTGGGTGGCCTGGAGTGGTACCGGAGCCCTGGCCGCCACGGTGGGAAAGGCGCTCTCCGGCGGCGCCGATGGTTCTCCCGCATCCGCCGATTACACCGACTTCCTGGCGGCCATCGAACCCTACAAGTTCGACGTGCTCATTTACGACGGCACCGACACCACCGTGCAGGACGCGATGGTGGCCTTTGTGAAGCGCCTGGCGGAGGAGGAGGGGGCTTATACCCAACTGGTGGCCGCGGGGCTCACCAACCCGGATGACCGCTTTGTGGTCAACATCATGAGCGGCGTTGTGCTCAGTGATGGCACCGCCCTCACCCCCCAGCAGGTGACCTGGTGGGCCGGCGGGGCCCTGGCTGGGGCCCAGTATAACGAGTCCCTGACCTACGCCGCCTATCCCAACGCGGTGGACGTGTCCCCCAAGCTGACCAACTCCGGGTACATCGACGCCCTGACTGCCGGCCAGTTTGTCCTCTTTGCCGACGACGGGGTGGTGAAGGTGGAGCAGGATATCAACTCTCTGGTGACCTATACCACCGATATCACCGGGCCCTATCACAAGAACCGGGTGATCCGGCTGCTGAACACCGTCGCCAACGACATCTATCAGCAGTTCTCTGACGGCTACATCGGCGTGGTCAACAACAACGAGCAGGGCCGCATGATGTTCAAGAGCGCCATCGTGGGATATCTGCTGGACATCCAGGCCAATAACGGCATTCAGAACTTTGAGGCCGAGGACGTGACCGTAGAGCCCGGCGAGGCCATTGACGCCATCGTGGTCAACCTGGCGATCCAGCCGGTGGACAGCGTGGAGAAGATCTACGTCACCATCACCGTGAATTGAGGGAGGTGTGAATATGGCTTATCTGCTGGCAAAAGACACCGTCACCGGCGCGGAGGGCTCCGTGGTGGTTACCAAAGAGGGCCGGAACTATGTGGTGGCCGGTATGCGGAATATCACCACCAATGCGGAAATCCAGAGCAGCGATATGCGGGTCATCGGCACCCGCACCATCCAGGACAAGCCCAACGGGGCCAAGCTGACGGGTACCGGCAACATCTACTACGGCACCAACCTGTGGACGGACATGGTGCTCCAGTACATCCAGACGGGCGTTATGCCGGAGTTTGATATTCAGATTACCAACTCCGATTCCGCTTCGGCGACACTGGGCTCCCAGGTTATGGCCTATTACGGATGCCACCTGACCGGCACCGTGCCCCTCTCCGTTCTGAACAGTGAGGAAACCATGCTGAACTATGACTTCAACTTCGCCTACACCCGCGTGGCACGGCTCCAGGCGTTCAACGATCCGGCCCAACTGGGTAATTAAGGAGGAACCGATATGAGTAAGCTTTCCGCATTTCTGCATCCCGTCACTACCTCGGAGGAGAAGGAGGTTGTCATCTCCAACCGCTTTCAGGACGAAAGTGGCCAGCCCGTGCCCTTCAAGATCCGGGCGCTGACCCAGGAGGAGAACGACGCCATCACCCGGCAGGCCACCCGCCGCCGGAAGGAGGGCGGACAGACAATCGAGCAGTTGGACAGTGTGGATTTCACCCGCCGCATGGTGGTGGCCGCCACGGTGGAACCCGACTTTTCCAGCAAGGAGCTGTGCGACGGGTGCGGCGTCCTGGACCCGCTGCTGGTGCCCGGTAAATTGCTGCTGTCCGGCGAGTATGCCCGGCTGGTCAAGGAGATTACGAAGCTGTCCGGCTTTGCGGAGCAGGAGGATGAGGTAAAAAACTGATGGACGGGGCCGGCTGGGACACGGAGATGCTGGTGGCATATTACTGCTTCGTGAACCTCGGCTGGGCCCCGTCCCGGTATGACGTCCTCCCGTCCAGGGAGAAAAGGCTGGTGACCGAGTTCGCCCTGAAAAGCATGAGAGACCAGAAGGAAGCCCAAGACCGGGCGAATCGGAGGTGAGAGCATGGCCGCAATTCGAGAAACCCTGATTCTGGAGGATAAATTCACGTCCACCATGACCCAGTGCTTACAGGTAGCGCAGAGGATGGCAAACATGCTGGACGATGTGCGGGCTTCCACGATGAATGTGGAAGCCGCCGCTGCGGCCACAGCTGTACAAATGCAAGAACTTGCGGGGAAGATGACGCAGACCAACAGCCGGGGGACATCCCTGCTTGGTACGATCCGCAACCTCGCAGGCACCTTCTTGGGTATGCAGTCCGTCCGCTGGCTGGTAAACACCTCCGACCAGCTCACCAGCATCAACGCCCGGTTGCGGCTCATGACCGGCAGCGCCGAGGCGGCGGCCGCAGCCCAGGAGGAGATTTATCAGGCGGCCATGCGCAGCCGTGGAGCCTACGCCGATATGGCGGACTTTGTTTCCCAGCTCGGCACGGTAGCCGGGAACGCATTTACAGGAACGGACGAGCTGGTGGCTTTCGCCGAGCAGATTCAAAAGCAGATGGCGATCTCCGGGGCCTCCGGTGCGTCTGCCCAGGCCGCGCTGGTGCAGCTTACCCAGGGCCTGGCCTCCGGCACCCTGCGGGGCGAGGAGCTCAATTCGGTGCTGGAGCAGACCCCCATGATTGCCCAGACCATCGCGGAGTATATGGGCGTCACCACCGGGGAGATGCGGGAGCTGGCCAGCGAGGGAAAGGTCACTGCGGAGGTGGTCAAGAACGCCATGCTTGGGGCGGCGGAGGAGACCAACGCCCAGTTTGAGCAGATGCCCATGACCTGGGCGCAGGTGTGGACGATGTTCCAGAACGTCGCCATTCAGGCCCTTGACCCGGTGCTGGATGCGATCTCCTGGTTGGCAAATAATATCGACCTAGTGGGCCCCATTGTCCTGGGCCTGGGTGCTGCGTTTGGCGTGTTCCTTCTGGCAGCCAACTGGACCAACATTTGCACGGCGGCGACTACGGCCTTGACAACCGCACAGGAGATGCTTAGGGCGGTCATGGCGACCACCTGGGGGCTGCCGCTTATCATCATTGCGCTGGTGATCGGGGCCATTTACGCAGTGACGGCGGCGGTGAATCACTTCGCCGGGACCAGTGTGTCGGCCACTGGAATTATTGCCGGAGCAGTGCTCACAGTAGCCGCGATTATTGGAAATACAGTCATCGGATTGCTCAATGGAATCATTCAGGCTGTATGGTCTATCTTTGTGACGCCTTTTCTTGGAATCATCGAATGGGTCCTGAATGTTACGAACGGCGGGTTTGATTCGTTCGGCGGGGCAGTCGCCAATTTAATCGGAAATATTATCTCCTGGTTTCTAGATTTGGGCAAAGTTGTGACGAAGATTATTGACGCCATCTTCGGAACAAATTGGACCGCCGGCCTCACTTCGCTGCAAGACTCCGTCCTCAAGTGGGGCAAAAACGAAAACGCTATTACATTGGACAGGAATGCACCGACGATTGATTACCGGTTCAACTATGGAGACGCTTGGAACATGGGCTATAACTGGGGAGCCAATCTGTTCAGCGGAAATGGGAACGACGCCGTTGGCGCGGCTCTTTCCGGCGTGCCCTACGACGAGCTCTCCGGCCAGTTGGGCGATATCGCCGGGAGCGTAGGGAGCATCGAGAAGTCGGTCAAGATGAGCGACGAGGACATCAAATCCCTGGTGGACGTGGCGGAGCGGCGGTATGTGAACAACGTCAACCTGACGGCACAGACTCCGGTGATCACGGTCAACGGAGCCAATACCGGGCGGACCGCCGCCGACCGCCAGAGCCTCGCCAATGCCATCCGGGACATTCTGATCGAGCAGACCGCCTCCGGCTCCACGCGCAGCACGGCGCGGCCCGCAAGCGGATAAGAAAAGAGGAGGCCGGTATGTCCGTCAATAACTTCGGATTGTTTTTCACGCGGGACGGTACGGTCATCCGCCTGCCGGTGAACCCGGAAAAGCTGCCCGTGGCCCGGGACAACGACAACAGCGAATACAACGTGCTGGGCATCGGCCCCATCATGATCCCCCGCATACCCAAGCTGCGGGAGGTGACCATTTCCTCCTTTTTCCCCGGGCGGGAGTTCTCTGGAATCAATCAATGGGGCACCTTCCACCCGCCTGAATATTACATCCAGTTCTTTGAGAGCGCCATGAACGACAAGGCGCCCATCATCTACACCCCTGTGCGGTACTATGAGAACGGGGAGCCATTCATGACTGGCGACACCGGCTTTGAAGTGCTGGTCACCCAGTTCAACACCGAGGAGCGCGGAGGGGAGACCGGCGATTTTTACTACGATCTGACTCTGACCGAGTATCGGGATTATACCCCGCAGTCTCTTTCTGCACAGAGCGGCCGGCAGCCCGCGGGGATGCCGGTGGAAGTCACAGCGGAACCCTCCCGCACAATCCCGCAAGGACAGCTTTATGCCGGTGCGGCGTGCATTGCTAACGGCTCCTATTTTTATACCAGCTACGGGGATGAGCCCCACGGCACGGCCTCCGGACGGAGGGTATTGGTGTCACGGATTGTAGACGCCACCCGCCCCGCCAGCGTCCACATCACAGACGAGGCCGGGAATCCCCTGGGCTGGATAGACAAAAACGCCCTCCAGGTGGTGAGCGATACGTGAAGACAGAGCTGATTATTGCCAACAAGTCCGGCGGAAAGATGTGGGAGATATCCAACTCCGTGCCGGAGGTTACCTGGAGCACGGAACGCACCGGTTCGCCGGGCACACTGAAATTCAATGTACTGAAAGCCGGGGATCTGAGCTTCGCCGAGGGCGATATCGTCCGGTTCTCGGTGGACGGCCAGCTCCAGTTCTACGGCTGGGTATTCACCAAGAGCAAGGACCGCTGGGGTGAGATTCAGGTCACATGCTACGACCGCATCCGCTATCTGAAGGCCAACGCATCCTATAACTTTGAGGCGCAGACCGCCGGGGATATGCTCCGGCAGATCGCCGCCGACCTCCAGATTGACGTGGGGCAGGTAGTGGATACAGGGTACGCTATCCCGGACTTCTATAAGGAGGACGAGAGCTGCCTGGATATCCTGGGGGAGGCCATCCAACAGACCCTGCTCAACACCGGGAACATCTATGTACTGTTCGATGATGGAAACGGACTGGCCCTCCGGCAGCCCCGGGATATGGTCTCCAACGTGGTCATCGGCGACATGTCCCTGCTGACCGACTACACCTACAAGACCGACATCGACGAGCAGACCTACAACCACGTCAAACTGGCCCGGCCCAACGAGGAGACCGGCAGGGCGGATGTGTTCGTAGCGGAGGACAGCGCCACAATTGGACAGTGGGGCATGCTCCAGCTCTACCAGACGGTGGATGGCACCATGAATGACGCGCAGGTACAGGCCCAGGCCCGGGCCACCTTGTCGTGCTATAACCGCCGGATGCGGACGTTGAAGGTATCCTCCCTGGGGGTGCCCGGCCTGCGGGCGGGACAGATGGTGCTCATGAAGGTGCAGGGCCTTGGGGATATCAATCTCGACCAATACGTCCTTCTGGAGAAGGTGACCCACACCTGGGCAAATGACGACCACACAATGGAGTTTGAGACCCTGGGGCTGGAACATGTGTAAGAGGTGAGTGCGTGGATCTGAAAGATGTTCTGTACCAGATGATGCAGGAGAACACCGCCGCCGGGCAGCCAACAGACCTGCGGGTGGGCACGGTGACCAGAGAAGAACCGCTGGAGATCACCATTAACCCTGCCACATCTCCCCTGAGACGGAGGCAGCTCTGCCTCACTGAGCCGGTGATTGAGAAGAAAATCCCGGTGCTGGCCCACAGGCACCGGATTCAGACCCTCTCCCACACCCATGCCAACTCGGCGGGCACCACCACCACGGGACTGGACGGCTCCTACCTGGGGGAATACGCTCTGGTTTCTGAGGGGGCGGACGCCGCCCTACAGGGGGAGGACATTGTGTGCTGGGAGGACGGGAAGAAGCTGCCTGTCAAGGACGGTTTTATTATCCTGAACCGCAGGCTGGAGGAGGGGGACAGAGTGCTCCTGCTGCGGGTACAGCACGGGCAGAAGTTCATCGTCCTGTCCCGGATTTTTGAGGAGGAAGCCTGATGCCGACTTTGCCTACATCCACTATCGACCTGTCCGCCGGGGTGTCCTTCGTCTCCCAGCCATCCAGGACGTGGTATATCAACAAGGAAACCAACCGCATCCAGGGGGAATGTGACGGCTGGTATTCTGTCCGGCAGGCTGTGGAGGTCATTCTCAATGTGGAGCGGTTCCGCTGGCAGATTTATTCCCCCTACTCCGGGATGCAGTGGGATGGGCTCATCGGGCAGGACCCGGGGTATGTGGCCTCGGAACTTCAGCGGCGTATCACCGAGGCGCTGAAAATGGACGACCGGGTGCGGGGGATCTCCGGCTTTACGTATGCCGTGGAAGGGGATATGTTGAGGGCCTCCCTCACCGTGAACACGGTATATGGAGAGATGCAGACCAGCGTGGAGGTCACTCTAAACTGACCTATCCAGATTGCACCTTGACAACCTCATAGCGAGACAGCAAAAAATTTTGGAAAACCTCTTGACTTTATTGTACGTACGATATATATTTAATGTGCGGACAATAAAGGGGGTGTTTGGGTGGCTCCGTCACAAGGAAGACCGAAAAGCGATAACCCTAAGACCGAACGGCTATTTATAAGGGTAACTCCAAAAGAAAAAGCAGAGATTCAAGACTTCACACGGAAGAGTGGATTTTCTCTACTTGAGCTGATTCGTAAGGGGATTGAAGCGGTCAAAAAATAAGACAACCGGGCCCGCCGTAGGAAGCTGTACCCGATTGCCTTATGCACCACACCCGGAGGTTTGGCAAATCTATTCTACCAGACCTCCGCGGGAAAATCAATCAGGAGGTTTTGAAATTGAACACCCTAGCAATCAACGGACAGGACATAGCGATTAAGGAGCACCAAGGTCAGCGCGTTGTCACCTTCAAAGAGATTGACCGAGTGCATCAACGACCGAACGGAACCGCCGGGAGGAATTTCCGGGAGAACAGGAAACACTTCATTGAAGGCGTGGACTACTTCACCCTTCAAATAAGTACCGACGAAATCCGTCGCCAGTTCGGAATTAGTAAGTACGCAGGGCGGACGATTACACTCCTCACCGAGACCGGCTACTTAATGCTGGTGAAGTCCTTCACGGACGATCTGGCGTGGAAGGTGCAGCGGGAGCTTGTGCGGAATTACTTCACCAAGCGGACGGAGCCGCCTAAGGTGGAAACGCCTCGGAAATCTGTGGACGAACTTCTGAAACGTGTAAAAGAACGGAACGCCGCCATAGAAGTAATACGGGGTATGATAGAGAGGTTCACGAGTGCAGAGTATCTTATACCGCTCAGCGATACACTTCGCATGTTGTATTTTGATTCCGTATTTGATGCCACGGACATAAAACGGGCGGTTGAACGTGAACTTCCCGCCCGGTCGTGAGGACACGGCCATGAATGAAGTAATGTATCTGATTCCGCAGGAGATTCTGACGGCCACGATTGAGGCCATGCGGGACTTGGAGAGCTACTACGAGTCGGACGCTTGTGCCCTGGCAAGGCTGGACAGTGAACAGGCAAGGGAGCTGGCCCAAGAGCGGGTGGAGGCCGCCGGGGTTGCCAGTGGACTCTTTACCTTCTATTTGGGGCTGTGAGGGCACAACAACTGGTAGAAAGGATAGAATCAATGAACGAACTTAAAGTTTTTAATTTCCACGACATAGATGTAGTTGATAGTCGGGACGTGGCTGAAATGGTTGGAAGAAATCATAACGAGCTTTTGAAAAGTATTCGGATCTACCAGCAGTATTTAGCCGAGGGGAACTTCGCCCACGGCTCTTTCTTCATTGAAAGCAGCTACATGGATGGAAACAACCAAGAACGGCCCAGCTATTTAATCACCAAAAAGGGCTGTGACATGATTGCAAACAAAATGCAAGGCAAAAAAGGCGTACTGTTTACAGCGGCCTACGTCACGGCCTTTGAGAAGATGAGCGAGCAGTTGACAGCCCCCGCCCGACTTGCCCCGGAAGTATCCCCCAACGCAATTGCAAACCTGATTCGCGTTACCCGCCGGGTGATGCTGGACATGGGGAGTACGCCCCAGGAGGTGGGCGCAATGGCAAGAGACGTGTTCGTCACCTGGAACATTCCGGTTCCCGTTTCCCTGAACCGCCAAATTCCCGGACAGATGTGTCTTCCGGGGATGGACGGTGCGAAGGGACTAACCGCATAACCATCTTCCCGCTGTCTCGGTATGAGGCAGCGGGATTTTTTATTGTGAGGTGAGTACATGATTGACTTTACTCAAGAGACCTATGCCAGCCTCCGTCAGGAGATGCTGGACCGGGTGCCCGATACTTATGACAAGCGGGACACGGCCCCCATCCCGACGGCCATCTCTCCGGCGGCCTACACCCTGGCGGGGTTCTATCTCAGCCTGGATCAGGTACAGCGGGCGGCCTTCGTGCAGACAGCAGTGGGGGATTCCCTGGATATGCTGGCTGTGATTGGCGGCCTGACCCGATATCCGGCCTCCGCCGCGGTACGCCTGGGCGTGTTCAATACCTCTGTGCCCATTGGAGCCCGGTTCTCCACTATCAACGGAGCGGGCTCAATCAACTTTACCGTAACGGCAGCAACCGATACGGGGAACCAGTACCAGCTTACCGCGGAGACCCCCGGCGCCATCGGAAACGAGTACACCGGGCCCATCCTGCCGATTACCGCCATTCCGGGGCTGACCAGTGCACAGATTACGGATATCCTGGTGCCTGGTGACGACACGGAGACCGACAGCGCATTTCGGGAACGGCTGATTGAGGCGCTCAATAACCGTCCCTTTGGCGGCAATATTGCCGACTACCGCCAGAACGTCCTCGCCATTGACGGCGTGGGCGGGGTGCAGGTATACCCCACCTGGAGCGGCGGTGGCACTGTGAAGCTGTCCGTTCTGGGGGCGGATTTCCTGCCTGCCTCATCCACACTGGTGGAGAAGGTGCAGAATGCCATCGACCCGCCCCCCAACCAGGGGCTGGGGCTGGGCTTGGCCCCTATCGGGGCAAAGGTGACGGCGGTGGCCCCGACAGAGTTGGCGGTGAATGTCTCCGCCACTCTCCTGCTGGCCGCCGGACATGCCATCGGACAGGTGCAGGAACCGGTGGAGCAGGCCATTGAGACATATCTGCGCAGCGTGCGGCAGGGGTGGGACACCAACGTGTCCGCCAACAACGTGTCCTACGCTGCCGATGTGTACATGGCCAGGGTTACCGCCGCTATCGTAGGGGTGGCCGGCGTGGTCAACGCCACCAACGTGCAGCTCAACGGCGGTACGGCAGATCTCCTCTTGACGGAGACGGGCGAAACCCAGCAGGTGCCCGTGATAGGGACGGTGACGCTGAATGAATCCAATTGAGCTGGATACCAGCCTGCTGTCCCTGCTGCCCCCGTGGTACCGGGAGGTGCTGGACTATCAGCAGATCTGCTTGACCGAACAGCAGCAGTTTGAGGCCCTGGCGGAGGAAATCGTGGGTGTGGCTGACAATTTCTTTTTCCAGACGATGGACGAGAGGGCGGTTGGCATGTGGGAGCAGGTATTCCGAATTGTACCAAACCCACAGGTGGAAAGCCTGGCATTCCGAAGGACCCGCGTGCTCAACCGCATTTCTACCCGTCCACCCTATACCCTGGGATTCCTCTATCAAAAGCTGGACGAGCTGATCGGGCCGGGTGAATGGAAGGTCACGGTAGACTACCCAAACTACACACTTTATATCGAAAGCGCGGCCCAAAACCAGAACTACGCCACCGAGCTGGCTTTCACCATCAACCGTATCAAACCGGCGCATATCGTGTGGGTCAATTCCCCCTTTGTGCGGACGGGGCTGCTGCTCTCCGAGACAATTTCGTCCGCGCAGAGAATTTATAACTACAAGCTGGGGGCGTGGGAGCTGGGGCGGCTGCCCTTCGCAACCGACGGCCCAGAGGGAGTGATTAAGATGCCTGAGACGCCATCCATCCAGCAGGCCCTCTTGGCCGGTGTGGCGAACTTCGTCAGCGGCGATGTGGCCTCCGCCCGGGTCAACGGAACAGTTGCGATTACCGGACTGACCAAGACCGTGGAGGGGTCGGAGCTGACCGTCACCTATACCATCATGCCGTCCCAGGCCACAGAGATCACCGCCCTGGAACTGCTGGATGCAGAGGGGAATATCCTCACGTCCTCTACCGTGTATATCCCTGTTACCACGAATGTGGTCTTGAAGCACATTATCCCCGTCGCGGAAGGAGTGGTAAGCAATGGCTGAAAATCCGATCAAAACTCCGCTTCCGGCGGACTTGCCGGAGGACTGGACCGGCGGACAGACCGTGGCCCCCACCGGGGCAGAGGTGGGCTTGAGCGAGCAGCACGGCTACAACTACCTCATGGAGCAGGTCAACGCCGCGCAGACGGCCGCTAAAGAGATCGGAGAGGCATTTTCGGGACTGGCGACGCTGGGGCCCGATGGCAAGGTGCCTGGTGAGCAGCTCCCTGACATAGGTGGATTTTATGAGGTGGAGGAGGCGGTGCCTCCGGCCTCCCGGAAGGCAAATACGCTCTATGGCCTGATTCTGGCGGATTATACAGGGACAGGAGGTGAGGGGTAATGGCACAGGTCTATGTCTGGGGAAAATACAACTTGAATGTCAAATATGAGGAAGATCACTCTGCGCATGCCCCTAAACAAGGGGATATCAATAATTTTTGGGTTGGTAAGAGCTATTCCTTTAGCGCTGTGAGTGGGAAATATACCCTCAATAACGCACTTGAAATGAGTAGGGAGAATGACGCAGCTCAATACCCATATGCCATTGATGGAGCCATGGCCGGAGACGGTGTGTATTACGCGGAAGAAGCGTACGGAATTAACAAAACAGCAGGCTGGATTTCGAGCTCTGGTAAGTTGGCGTATAGAATACCTGATACACTCTCTGGGAAAATCTTCTATCCAGTCTATTATGGTGCCAAGACCATAAAAGAGAAGGGCGTGTACATTGAAGATGTGACCAGTGAATCCGAAAATACCTATCCAAAAGACGGAATTAGTGGAAGCTACTATTATGTATTTAAGTATGCAGTTCCCGGTGTGCCGTCCATCACAGTTCCAGGTGCCGCCATGATTGGCCATGCGGTCGATATTTCCTGGGAGGCCGCAGACAGCGCGGAGAGCTACAAGCTGGAGCGCAGGGTGGATTCCGGCGGCTGGACGCAGGTTTACGAAGGGGCCGGCTTGACCTATGCCGACACGGTGCAGGTCGAGTGGTCGAACGTGCAGTACCGTGTGTCCGCAAGTATTTCTGGCGTATATGGCGATCCCATATTATCCAAGACCGTGAACATCGTCCCGTCAACTACATTAAGAATATCCATGCCGGAAGGCAATATTGGGGAAATCAAGGGGGCGATAACGTATACAGCATTGAGCGACGCTCCCCGCGACGCTATTTACATTTCGGAGGTTTTTGAGAACACCTACAGCGATTACCAGAGAGAACTGACATTAAAGCCTGGCGATAGTGTAACTATCCCGGTATCCAGGTTTCCGAGCGCGGCAGGAGGACGGTTTACTGTAAAGGCAAAGGTACAAATTAGCGATAATGCTTGGGCAAATGAAAACAGACAGTTATCCTACACCAAAACGCCTACCTCAATGCCAGACAGCCCGTACCGGGTGGAGCGGCTACAGGGCAAGGAGTGCGATGTCATGCCGCAGACCTTGGCCGAAGCGGTTATGATGCCGGATGGGTCGAGTGTGGCGGACAAGCTCGGCGGAGCGACCCT